CTCAATTGTAAGTTTTTGATTAAGAGGATGTCCACAATTCCACAAGATAAGGCTCGACCAGTTCTTCCTTCGATAGTTTTCCTGTATGCGGCCATCCATCTTCAGACCATCGGCTGGTTCATATTTATGCTTAACACAATAGAGAGGGTAATAGTCCATATTATATTCCTCAAACAGATCATTAATATCTGTCCGAAGATACATATCACAGTCCATATACAAAGCCCATCCTTGATACATGTTCAGGGCTGGCACAAGAAAGCGGGTAAAACTGAACTCACTTGAGAATGGGCGACCGTCAATCTCATCTACGTCTTGCCCATTAATTACACTATGCTTCCGTTTATACAGGCCCATTCGCTCAACAACGTCCCGGCGAATAGGGACAATCCGTACATTCTCAACGGCGATTCTCTCGATGGTAAACTTTAAAACTTCGTAAGCCACATCCTCCTTAGGATCGTAGCCTATGTAAACTGTATTAGGTTGCTTTTTCATCTGTCTTTTTTAGCTCCATTTTAGATGCTCGGGAATTCGTAATGTCCAGACAAGGTTTACATAGATATATCCCTTCTCTATTATAGAGAGAAGGAATAGGTTCTTCTGGCTCGAACCAGCCCATCTTACAAATATAACAATGTGTTTGTTTTGCCATAAGGACTTTAACTCTATGTGTGATTTAAATTTTCACTGTCGATATATTATACTACAGAAAGTTCCCTCCGTCAAGAACTTTTTTATAAACTAAGCTCCGCAAATACCAGCACTGCCACTAATATCACATATATCGTGAACTTGTATATTATCCTCAAATTCTTCTCCTAGTTTTTCTGCGGCCTCCTCGTAGGAAACAGAGGTAAGAGGCTGTCCTCCTCGACAACCATCGGGAAAACAAGTAAAGCCACGCAAGCGGTGTGCATACTTAGCTAGTGTCTGGGTAAACTTTTCTACCCCATCCTCATTATTATTTTCCGTACCCCACTCTGGTAGGTTAATGGTGGAGGAAATAGCCATGTCCACATACTCCTGAACATTGGCCTGGAAATTAAGCCTACGTTCGTAGTCCTTTGCTAGATCCAGGGCTGATTCAATATTGTCTGGTTTAACATTATAAATCTCAATCATTTCTTGTGCCGCACTATCCACCACATACTGATAATGCCAGCGTTTATTTTTAAGATACCTTCTCTTGTAAGCCACAGCAAAGATAGGCTCTATTCCTGTGGAGGTTCCACCTAGAATTCCAATAGTCCCGGTAGGAGCCACAGCTCGGACTGCCACGGGACGGGAGACGGAAAGCTTATCAGAGAAGTGTCTGGCTGTCTTGTCGGACTCAGCCTCGTAAACCTTTAACCACCTATGTAACTCAGGAGTTGTTTCGTACCTACCTCCTCGCTGAATGAGCCACTCGTGAAGACCCATCAATCCGAGGCCAAGCCTTCTATTCTTTTCACGTACTTTATATATCTTGTCGTAGGGTAGTTGTGATCTGAGTGTACCACATAGTAAGAACTTGGTGGCCAGAACAACAACATCTCGCAACTGAGTAAGATCATCAATTCTAGCAAAATTAAGGCTACCAAGATTACACACATCAGAGTCATCCTCAGAAGTAACTTCAGTACAAGCATTACGAAGCGTCTCATTTTCTTTCTCAAAAAAGTTAAACGAAAAGCCCGGTTCAGCAGTTCGCAAAGCCTGCTGTACATTAGTTTTAAATACATCCCCCACCTCCCCTGTCTCCCAGTAATTAAGAAGCCATTCAGTGTCATAGTTAAGTGAGATGTTAGTCATGTCCAGGGGCGCAGGAAAATTAAAGTCGTCCTGCTTCACATCAAAGATTGTCTGTCCTGTCTTTCCCACCGGCATGTTGTGCCAGTTCTTCGATATTAGAAATTGATCTATGTCTGGATGCTTCCAATTCAGGCTGGCATAGATTGCTGACCTGCGAGAACCACCCTGCATTACATGTCTTCCTATCTCATTTATCATTTGCATCTTAGGGAGGGGACCGCTGCTAATGCCGCCCGTTCCCTTGAGGATTTGTCCCTCCTGTCGATAGGCAGAATAGTCTACCCCTATCCCTCCTCCTGTCATCAGACAAGACTCAGCCTCCCAACTGAGCTTGGCCCAGTCTTCCCGATTGTCTTCCTCTGCCTTGAGAAGGTAGCAATTATTAAAGAACTTCTTCTCACGTCCTGCATAATAAAGATACCTCCCCCCAGGTATAAAGCGAAGGTTAGAGATATGATCTATTAATTCCTCCTTCTCGTCTGCGGTGAGATGGCTTTGGCAAACATCATTAACAACGGTACATGATAGCTCGTGAAATGTTTCAGCTCCCTCGTGAGAATACTTTGTGTTAAAGATGTCCTCGCTGAACTTGGAACGAAACTGAGGATTGCGATTTGATTTAAACATTATGTTACCTATTCATCGTAGTAGAGTTCAAGAATTAGCTGGGCGTAATGAATGGCTTTCTCTACATCTTTCTTTCCTTCTCCCTTTTTCCGGTGTCGAGTTATATATTTTACCACGTTTCCCTCAAAGTAATCAAGACCATTCTGGAATATGTATTCAACCGGCTGGATACTACAGTCTTTGTAGTGTTGTCCACCCACTTGCTTCTTCAGGGCATTCTGCCGCTCAATTTTGTCCGCCATCTCTTCTTTCATTCGTCGGAGGTGGTAGTCGTAGGTTCCTTCTCTATTTCCTTCTCTACTAAACTCTGCGGCCACGTCCCACTTCCAGTCGTCCTCCTCTACTTCAGTCCCACAGTGCAGACACTTGAGTGACCGGAACACGGCCCATTCAAAGTGATTAACATGTACATCTTTATTGCATTCGGGACAGCTAATAGTAGCAGAGTAAGAGAAGTCGCCCTCATAGTGAGCACCGCTTTCACAAGACACTGTTGATTTTTCGTCGGACTTCATCGGAATCTCCTGCTTTAATTACGTTCAAAGTAAAGGTTCTAACCATCACTGGTTCAATCCCTGCCATTGCACAAATGTCTTCAAAGTTTTCACAGGTCACACCAGTAGGCGTGAAGACCCAAGCATGAGCCTGATTTCTGTGTAATTTTATACTACTATGCTCTTGAATATTTTCAGGTTTGATTAGATCAAGGATAGCCTGAAAGATTACTGCCGTGTAGAGATTCTTAATAGGATCTCTTCTAGAGCGATCTAGAAGGAGTTCAAAGTCTAAATCATTCAAGTTCAATTGGCTCCTGAACAGGTCTGTAAAACTTCCCACCTATATAATTATTATAGTAAGCAGGCTCGTCTGTTCCCTCTAATTTTGCAGTTAATGCGTGGTTAATTATCTGGTAGTAACACTCGTAATATCGTAAGCTCCGTTTATTTTTATACTCTCCTATAATCTGAAACTGGAAATGCTTCTTTCCCAGATTTTTAATCTCCTCATTAAGAGTCTTGCTTGATCCGGTATAAGTTCTCCAGTCGGACTCAATCTCCTTCTTGTTTTTCTTAACAAAATATTGCTTACATCCTATGTAAGACTTCTTGGTTTCCTTTCGGGTTATCAGGTAGACAAACCCAAAATTATTTTCAGTATCAAGTTTCTGATGATATTCCCAATGCATTACCAGTCTATCACCTCTTCAACGTCGGGTTCTTTCCCAACCTGTGCGAGGAATCTCTTACCTTTTGCATACTGGAATACACGAAGACCTTGACCTTGATTAACATCCTGCCAGCATTCTCTTTTATGGTCACAATAGACACAACCAACAGCAAGCTTATGGTTACCAGACTTACCATCAGGCACAGTATCATAGCACCTATCAGGTATCTTGCTGCTTGTAACCATTCCTTTAAGGAATGCCACCCTTTGTTTAGCATTGATCATATCCATATGATGTACAGGAGTTAGACATATTTCTCCTGTTGATTTATTTATAACAAGAAAAGCGGCACGGTCAACTCCGTTAGCGTGAGCATAGGCTGATATCTGTGCAATGTAACCGAAGGGATCATCCTCCGTAAGCTTGTTGTATCTGAACTTGTCGAAGCTGGGACCACTGGCAGACTTACAATCAACCAGAACACCATCAATCATAGCGTCCTGATGACCAATGACCCCCTCCACCTCGACCTCTTTTTGCTGATCAGTAACCATGTGACCTGAGATGGAGGTACAAAGAAGAAGTAGCTCTTCTAAGATATACCCGTATAAAAACTTTATACGAGTAGAGGGTTGAAGCTGAACATCGTTCAATGGTTTGTTAAGAGAATACCAAAGTTGTCTGTCTGGTTTGCCAATGGAAGATAGACGTAGATTAGTACGATCTCTGGGCTTTTCATATAAGAATTCTTTGATGTGGACCTTGAGCATATCACCAAAGTTATCTATATATTTGTCTACTTCCTCTTCAGCCATTCCAATAGGTTCAAGAGTGAAGAGTCCATAAATATCTTCTACTAATGTTTCTACTTTTTTCATATGAATAAAGGGGGTGCCACAATTTGTGACACCCTCTCTCCTTTCGGGTTATTAAAAGGGCGCATCCTGCTTTTGGATATAACCTCCTTCTACTGGTTCAAAGTCACGGTCATCTTGGATGTACTCAATAAAGTCCACCACCTGTACTGCTGATAGGTCAGCAGATATTCCGGTCTTCCCGGCATAGCTCCAATCAAATGGAATTGCCTTAACATTTACTGTGCTACCATTGGCAATTAGTTTACCATTCCAAGGATTGTTTTGAGAATCCTTTACAAAAGGAGCAGTTCGCTGACTTCCATCCTTACGTAAAACCTTACGCTTGACAGTGACAAAATCACCACGCTCGTCATCCTTATTATTAACGGCAAGACCTGCGGCCTCAATGACAGATCGATTGCCATCATCTACCTCAATCTGAATTGACCAGACCGGCTCGAACTTTGTATTAGGTTCGGTGATTGAAGCATAGTGGCACTTACCAGAAATATAAATCGGATCGTTCATTTAATTCTCCTTTAAAACGCTGCACCATTGCAGCCATGAATGGGGAGCATTCCCCGTGTTGTCTACTACTACCTAAGCAACGAGTGAACTCTAACACATCCGTATTCAAGAGTCAAGCACTTTAATGTGTCTCGGCCCAATTATTTCCAACCTTGTGGCTGGAGTCAAGATCGCACTTGAAGTTTAATATCCTTTGTGTCTGATGTATAGCCTCCCTTGTTATCTTTCCGAAGGATTCAATGTCAGGTTTGGCTACCTCGAACTGATACTCATCATGTACTGAGGCTACCAGTTTGGCATCAAGCCCTGATCTTTGTATCCTCTTATCCATTTCTACAAGCCATTGTTTACAAACCACAGCCCCGGCCCCTTGGATTAGGGTATTTAACGCAGAATGCTCGGACCTGATGTGTAGCCTTCGACCATCTAGACCTACGATAATACCACTCTGGGCCGCTTCCTGTATGTTAGTTCGGAGTGTCTTCAAGGATGGAATATTCTCTAGAAACTTTTCTATTAGTTCACGCCCGGTTCGAGAAGACCCTCCTACTATCTTACCTATCTTGGCAGCTCCGGCTCCATAAAGAAGGGCATAGATAAAGGTCTTTGCTTGATCTCTTGTTTTAAGACCAGCCGCCTTTTGATTAGCTGTGTGTATGTCTCCTGTAAGAACCTCCTCTGTAAAGTCCTTACTGTCCAGATAATGTGCCAAACACCGTAGCTCCAACCCACTAGCATCAGTACCCACAAGCTTGTGTGTCTCTGGATTTGAAACCGTCCAGAGGGATCTGCACTCCTTTCCGTAGGGACTGTATACTGCCGGAACCTGTGCCATGTTGGGCTTAAGGTGGGCCATTCTTCCGGTGATAGTCCGAAGGGTAAGAACCCTACCGTGAACTCGACCATCCTCTTGACACTCTTGTATCCAAGATTTGAGAAGTCCGGTACGCTTTTGTAATAAGAAGTATCTATTAAACATCTGAGCTTCAGGCATGTCCTTGATCTTGGACAAAACTTCCTCATTAATAATAATGTTATCCTTATCTGTGAACTTCTTGGGTTTCCATCCTCTCTCCATCAGACGTTCGGCAATTTGTTTTCTACTGGAGATGTTGAAGGGGATGTATTTAACCTTGGTTTTTAGCTGTACCTCAGTGGGTTCAAACATATCATTAGCCTGAGCTTCAAGCTGATGTTGTTCATCCTCCAGTTGAGCTAGAAGGATTTGTCCTTCCATAAGATTAAAGGCAAAGCCATTGTCCTGTTGTCTATCTATTATAGATCTTATCTGACGTTCTAATTCGTAAGCCTGTGGCTCGAAGCTCTTTCCCTCCTTTTCCAGATTTACCCCCAGCTTTCGGGTTAGCTCAGTATCTCGTATGCAATACTGCAACATCTCTGGACTGTATTCCTCAAACTCATTAAAGTCTCCTTTGGTATAATTTAATCTCTCACCCCACGATTGGAGGGAATGTCCGCCGTCTCGAACAGGATTATATAACTGAGATTCAATTAACGTATCTCGTATCTGATCGGGGCGGATCTTGGCATTAGCCAGACGATTAAGGATGGGACCGTCGAAGCTAATACCATTGTGCATTATGAATTGATCTATCTTGCCAGACCACCCACCGAATTGAGCACACTCATCACCAACCCATTGTCTTGTTTCTCCTGTCTGATAGTGCTTGGCAACTATGCAATGTATTTTTGTTGCGTCGAGTCCATCTGTTTCTATATCAACAACAGCTTTCATCATAGGTCATATCCATTAGGTAAGCATCACTGGTGGGTATGTGGAAGAACTTCTCTCCCTTCCGAATGTTCCGGTTGGAAACTTCTCTCACATCACATTCAAGAAGGGTCGAGCCATCTATATGCCAAGCCTTCTGGCAGTCGTTTCGGAACACAACAAATGTTAGTATGTCTCCAGGACACTCCTCTTGCCACTTATCTAGAAGCCTTCTCTTTCTTTCAGGTATTCGTATCTCCTCCCAAGAGTCGGGCCAGTCTTCCTTCCAGGAATATTTTATCTCTACCTCGTAGAGTAGTCGGGGAAGATTGCCGTCTACCGTGCAGACAATATCAAAGTAGAATGTTTCGTTGGTATTTATTGTGGTTATGTTGGAGTGATCGTGATCCTTAAGCCAACTTACCATTTGCTTCTTAGCTTTGGTGTCGGCTATGTCGTATAGAGTTTTATCAAATGGCTTTCTCATTCCTCGTTCTCCGTTAAGAAGGGGTTATCTATCTGTGTCATTCTGCCAGTTTCTTTGTTGTAATGCAAGTGGCAAGAAACACCAGTGTCCCCGGTGTATCTGTTCTTGAGAATGCGAACAGTGGTTGTGTTAGATTCTATTTCATCCTCTGCTTGTTGGTTGCGCTCCAGAGCTATGACACTATCAGATAGATGTGCTATGCTAGCAGATCCACGTAGGTGTGAGAGAGATACCTCCCGGCCATCCTCGTGACCTCGATCACCGGACGGTCTACGGAGGTGACTAACAAGCATAAGAGCTATGCCTGTTTCCTCTACCAGGGACCGTAGCTTGGTCATCAAGACATCGATAGACTTGCGTTCATCCCCAAAGTCTTCTTGACCGGACACCAGTATCGATAGGTGATCGAGAAAGACCCACTTACAATCCAGAGCCTTTGCCATGTACCGTACACGGTCGAGAATCTCATCGTTACTAACGCTACCAAAGTGATCAAACGCAAAGAACCTTCGACTTCCAATAGTCTTCTTTTCCCAGTCCCTTAATTGCTCCGGGGTATACTGATCTCGGATTTCCTTAATATATAATCTTGCATCAGCCTCAACAGACATAATATTAAAGGCCGTGTTGCGTGTACTTTCTTCCAGAGCGAGCAAGCCAATGTTATCTTTAGTGCTCCCCAGGATGTGATGCATTAGCTCACGCATCACACTGCTCTTACCCATGCCAGCACC